CCGACCGGCGGGGGCGAAATCCCAAGTGGAACGCCTGAAACCGCTATTCTTTTTGGAGACGGTCAGTGGAGAACACCTGTTGTAATAAATGGTGTATCTTTTAAGGATTTCTCGGATAAAAGTGCATCAACAAAAAAAATATGGACTCCGGTAATAGGTAGTCCATTTGCTACCGATTATTCGGGGAATATCAAATATTATGCTAATTCAAGGGCAAAAGCATATTGTGCAACATATCCCGGTTCTACTGTGCCGACTTGGTTTGATACTTTTGATAGCGAAACTTATGAAATGTTTCCTGTAACTTATTCATTACCCACTAATGCTACGGCAAAGGCGTATACAATAGCCCGCGATTTGAGGTGGTGTCGAGCCGTAACATTTATGGTAGGTCATAAAGACGGACATTTTATCATAAATACCATAACAGCCGCAATGTTGCACAATTCGACGTTTGTTGGAAAGTATTTTACTGTTGACGATTCAAGCAATGGTTTTCAAATAATGATTTCAAATATGTCATCGACTTCAAACGGTGAAAGTACCACAATAACCGTTAAAAATAGTAGTTACAATAATCTTACAAAAGGGCTATACGCCTTTCTATTGTATTGAGGAGAGTGATACGAGAATGTATGTATTTAATTACAAAATAAATGACCGCGAAGCGTTTACCTATTATTGGGTAAGGGAAAACGAAGATTACAAAAGAAATATTGTCAAAAACGCGGAATATGATTTTATTCTAACCGACAGTATACCAAAGTTTGATATTTTCGGTGAATTATATCCCGTAG